TCAGCAAAATCATATCTTCCGATTAAGTTACTAGAAACACCAGACCATCCACCACCACCACTAGCAGCACTTGCATAATACATCATGTTACTATATGCAATTTGAGATGCTTTGAGTGTTGCTCCTCCTTCTAAAGTATCAGTATATTGTTTCTCACAATAAACCACTTCTCCAGATGGAACTGTCATAGTTCCTAGTGTATTTCCTGCTGCATCTTTTTTTGTGATTGTTCCTGCTGAAGAATCACTGTTATAAACTCTAACTACAGTTGAATTACCTACATTTGTGGCAGATGCCAAGTTAGATTCTGCAGAAAGAACTTTCATTTATTCCTCTTCTTCAGATGGTGTATCTGTAACTTCTGTTTCTGTTTCTATTTCTGGTTCTTCTTCACCAAATAAACCAGCAGATACATTAGGTCTTTGTGCTTCTACTTTTTCTGCAGATTTTGCATATAGCAATTCCTTTACCCTATCGCTAATATCTGATGGTGACTCGTTGTCAATCATCAAATCAATTAAATCATCCATTTGTATAAAAAAATAAGTTTAATAAATTTATTTATATCTCACCACCCTTGGGCATTTTGATATCGGTAGCTTTAGAACTTCCTAGATCTGTTGCTTTGTTAGTGCTAGAATCTAAATCTGGTTCGTTCACAGGTTTACCCATACTCATTTCTGAGTTTGGATTCTGAGTTGGATCTGCAATTTGATCCACGGGCATACCACTATTTGGATCTACAGGCATATTTGGATCAGGTATGATACCTGCTTCAATTTCTTCCTCCATCTCTTTATCTAAATCTTTAATGTCATCTTCAGTCTGTTTCAAAACTTTAGTTCTAACATAATGTGCAGAGAAATACTTGCCCATATATGGTTCCATCGCAGCAACTACACCTAATTGTTCTTGAAGTAATTCATTTGCTTTTAGATCTGAAAAATGATTATCATATAAGAAATCAAATTGAATATGATCACTTAATTCTTCCCAATCATCAGGAGTAATAATATTTTTAAGAATCAACTGAGTCTTAAGCATATCCATAAAGACTTGTGAAAATCTTTTACGTAATCTACCTACAAACTTAGTGAATTTAAGTTCATCTCTTAAGATTTCTGATGAACGACCTAAATTGAATCCACCTTGACTATCTAATCTACTTGACGGAACATTCAATGACTTATAAAGTTTACTTTGGAAATACTCAATATCAGTAAGTTCTCCAAGGTTTTGTCCACCAGGAAGTGTAGTGATTTCAGTTCCTCTACCACCTTCTCTTCTTGGTAACCAGAAATCTTCAAGCATTGCCATATACTTACGATCATCACGAATCTCACCAGTATCAGCATTGTATACTAGTTTATTACGATAACGATTCATTACGTCACGAAGATATTGCTCTGCCTTTATCTTAGGAAGATTACCAACATCAATATAAAATATTCTTCTTTCTGGAGCACGAGATAATCTATAAATTACAAGACTATCCTCAACCATTCTTAATTGATTAAGAGATTTAATTGCTTTATGTAAATATGATAATACTGTTTGTTTATTACGATCTACAAGTCCTGATGTACAATATGTGATTGCATCTTTTGCAATTTTTATTGTTTTATTATTACCTCTAGTTGGCATGTAACCTGCTGATTTTGATGCAGCACTAGGATCATACAAATAATACTCCTCTATTTTTGGAGTTTCATATGCTTTTATATCATTCTGTTTATCTGTAATAATTGGTGATTGAAAATTAGGACCAAGTGATTCTTGTTTTCTAATTAATCTAATCTTTAACGGGTCGATATATCTTACTTCTTGAATTCCTTCTTCTGGTTTTTTTAGATCAATTACTTTATGGTAATATACTCTTCCATCAATATACCAAGTTCTAAAAATCTCATGACACTTTCTGTCAAATCCCAAAAGTTTTTTAATATGTTTAAACTCTTTTCTAATTATTTCTTTTAACTTATCTGATGCATTTAAATTAGATAATTCAACTTCTACAGGAGAATCATCTAAGTCTGATACAATCGCTTCATTCACAACATCTTCAATCGCACTATCACACTCTGGGTGTAAACACATTTCTCTGTATCTACGAACCAGGTCTTGTTCGTTTTTGTATACACCTTCAATATCTACGTATTGACCGTAGAAACCACTGGAGATATAAAAATCCGATTTGTCTTCTTCGTTAGACGGAATTGGAGAGACGACAGCCTTTGACTTATCGTCCTTATTAACCGCAGGTAACTTAAATCCAAATAACTTACTGTTAGAAGTTGCCATTAATATAAAGTTTTGAAAATATTATCTTTACTATTTATACACCTGTACCAACCTGAGTTTGAGCAAGAGGATCCATTGTATCGTACCACTGATACTGCATCTCTACTGTAAACTCTTCAATTGCATCATTACTTGAATAATCTAAAGCAATTTCACTTACTGTTGTTGGATATGCACCAATAAATTGATACATCTTAAGAACAGGAACAGTTGAACCACTAACTGGAACAGGTCCTGATAATGAAGATCTTCCCAACTGACGAACAATCATTGGTTGTTGATAGTCTGCAGGATTTACGATACCAGCATTATCTTCATGCTTGTTAATTAAGTTACTCCATCTTTCAAATGCAGTTCTGATATTGAAGTCAATATCATTGATAACAGTGATAGTCCAAGGAGCATATGTCCTAGTACCAGCAATTTTTAACTGCCTTCCTCTAAAAGGAACTTCAATGTTAGTAAGTGTTGATGCAGGTAATTGTGCTGCTTTTACTAAAAATCTTACCTTATCTGAAAGGTCATCCTTACTAGTTGTGGATGGAACTGCATCATCTGGAAAATACATCTCGCACTCAAATAAATTAGGACGAGCACCACCACCAACCATTCTACCCTTGAATGCGTCAAGGGTACGATCTTTAGTTGCAGGAATGTTTAGGTTTGCCATTAACTTTTTCCTCTATTTAAAATTAAACGTTTCCAACGACTTCTTCAAAACTTACTCCTGTGCGTGTAGCAACAAATGTAAGTCCGATAAAGTTTATTGATCTGACTGGTTTGATAAAGATATCTGCTCTAAATTGATTAGAGTCGATAATGTCAGGAGTGTTGTTAGTTTCATCACAGACAACCACGAAATCTGTAATACCTCTCTTCGCTTTGACATCACGAAGGAAAGGTTCAACGATATTTAAGAAATTAGATCTTGTAATAACATCATTGAATTCAAACAATTGTGCTCTTGCTGCCCTTTCGATTGTAGATTCAACTGTTAAGAATAAACGACGAACATTGATTCTATCGAATGCTGACTGTACTCCAAGTCCAGTTTTATCACCAAATAAGATGATACCTGAACCTGGTTGGAATACAACTGGGTTGATTCTCTTAGGATAAAGTAAATCTCTTTGTGCTTGTGATGGGTTATATGCTAGTTTAACCGCACCATTGATTGCTCCTCTAGATGCACCAGCAGGTGAGAACCAAGAGAATTGGTTGATAGAAGTTCTTGCCATCAATCCAGCAATATCACCATTTAGTGGGATATATCTAAATTCGTTGTTAAATCTATCAAACATATACTTATAACCACTATCAAATACACAATATGATGAAGATGGTAGTGGATCAAAGAAATCAATTATGTTATCTGTTTGTGTGTCTGAATTACTTTCGTTTACAACACCTCCTCTCCAAGGAGATACGCATGCAATACAATCTTTCCTTGTAGATGCGATATCTATAAGTCTTCTTGCTTTTGCTTGTGCTTCTTCGTTTGTAGTTCCAGATGATGGTCCTTGAATTAAGAAGTTAATTGAATATTCTGCTTGATTCGTGAAGATATCATATGCACTATCAACCTCTCCAAGTGTTGCACCATATCCACCAGTTCCAGAATAGTTTTCACCACCTGCTAATGTATATGTTTTTTGACCAACGCCTGAAAAAGTAACCCCTTGTGCACTAGAACCAACGTTTCCTGTTCCTGATAAAGCCCAGTTTGTGCTACTTGCTGTAGCAGTTAATCCTGTTGCTGTTCCTGTTTCAGCACCACCAGCATAGATGTTACTTGAAACTCTTGCAAGATAGTCTTTATAGTAAACTGCTTGTGATGGAGAAATTTTACCATCTTTTGCCTTTGAGAGTCCTAAATGTTTTTCAACAATATTACCAGCAATTCCAGTAACACTTCCTGTATCATCAACAACTACAACGTGAATCTCATCATTTTTGCCTGATCTTTCACTTGCATACTCAGATGTTCCAGGTTTTTCTGCAATTGTTTTCCAGAAAACTGTTGAGTTTGAAAGTCCTAATGTTTGCTTACTATACCAATCAGATGGTGTTGCAATGTTAAATGTTGCGTTTGTTGCACTTGCTGTAGTAACAACTTTAATTGGGTATGTTGTGCTTGTTGCTCCTGTTCTTTCAAACTTGAAGGTTGCCATCGCACCAGCAGTAGCAATTCCTGATATTGCTCTGTCAACAGAAATTGTACTTGATCCAATAGCAACAACTGTTGTTCCTGCAGAAACTGTGGTAGTTGTACTTGCAGTAGAAACTATATCACCTAATTGAATGCTTGCAGTTGCTATATTTGTAATAGAAACATCAAATACTTCATTAATTACACCAGTTACAGTAGCAATTGTACTAATACCAGCAGTAGAAGAAACAGGTGCAATAAATGCTGATGTGCTTCCTTGTTTGTATGTTGCTGCTGTAGATACATTTGATGTTGATACTTTATCAGTTATCTTAACATCTATTGTATGGTTCGTTGTATCAACTGCTGTGATAACACCTCTTAGAAATCCTGATGCTGATAAAGTATTTCCTACTCCAACATCTACTCTTCCATCGATTGCCTGTGTTACACCTAAACCAACCATTCCTGCAGTAACACCAGAACCAACTGAAATTCTTTGATCTGCAAAATCGTCAATTACACATACCTTTAAATTGTTTAAGCATCTACCAGGATACTTTCCTGCATACTTAAAACCTGTTGCTGATGAATAATTGTTTACGTAATCTTCGTAATTTTTAATTTTTGCTGTTGCACTTTGATCGTTTGCGTTATTTAAAGTGCTACTATCTGCTCTTATTACCCTTAAAACACCACCATAAGATAAGTAAGACGATGCTGTCATCCAATACTCGTACTGAGCATCATCTTCCTTCGGTTCTCCAAATGTAGCGAGTAAATCCTGTTCTGTTTCAATAAGTGTTGGTACATCAACGGGTCCCTTTTCAAAAGGACCAGCGATTGCACCCACTTGCTCATTGATAGCATCTACTCTGCCAATAGTCAAATCAACTTCTCTTACCTTGGTGCCAGGAGATACTAAGTTAAGTGACATGTCTTTTC